CGCTTTCAAATATATATGAACTGAACAATTTAAATAAAATCTTTTATAGTAAATAGCAACTTTATTTCTATTAATATATTAATAGTTTTTAACCTAATTATTTTAATACTATTAGGAAAAGTATTATATAACAAACTATGCTGGCCATACAATAGTTGAATCAGGTATTCCAATTTGACAACCAAGTGTAAAATCATCTGCACAACCCATAAACACAGTAATATTAGAAACAGAACCACCAACACCACCAATAGAAACACGAGTAGGTGCATTAAAACTTGTTCCCGATGCTGCTAATGCATATTGTAAATGATTACAATTATAAAAAGAATAATAAGGTACAATTATATCCAATGGTTGTGACATGGAATCATATGAAAAATAAAATCCTTGTGTAAAATCACGATTTTCATCAATTCCAGTCCAATATGAGACATCTCCACTCGCACTAATTAAAGGTTTACTTTCTTCACCTAAATAATTAGATACTATTGAACTAATCAAATAACCACCATTAGCAGTAGATACTGCTGGCAACTGATTAGCCCACAATCTAATTCCTCCACGATGGAAAAAGAAAACACTCATAATATTTAATAAGTAATTATATTTTGCATTTGGTAATGTAGTGCCAGCAAATGTATCCGTTGCCATTGTATACGTTCCATTAACATTTATTGTAAAAGTATTTCCTCCTGTTTCTAAATATATACGAGATAACATATTACATAACTGTCGTAAACTAGTTACTTCAGTTGCTGTATTACTTCGAGTAATAATTCGACCAGTTTCAATTCCTCCAATAGACGGATATTGCATCTCTTGTAATGATCGAAAACTACTATATGGCTTTTCAGCTATATTTGAATCCATCTGAGTAAAATAACCACGGCTATTAGCATTAGCCATTGAAGGTGCTGCTACCTGATAATCTGATGCAGCACTAGTAAATACTTGAAAATAAATAGGATTAACTGAAGTATAACCAGAAGTTAAAGGATTTAAAATTTGTAAACAAAAATATCCATTATAAAATCCAATATCATTTATAGTATTTGCATTGGCCATGGGTAACCATGGTCTATCCTGCATATACGGTACAGTAAATGAATAATCACAACTTTGATTAACATCCATAACAATATTCATAAAATTAGATGTATATGCTTGATCATAAGAACTAGGTGTTAACGCACCATACGTAGTAGGATCCCAAATAGCACGAACACGAACAGATTGAAACGATGAACAAATAAAAGAAATATGGAATCGAATACCACCACGCCATAATTGTAACATACGAGATGTAAAACCTAACGGTCCATGATTAATAGTCGTGGGTTTTGAAGGAGATGTATTACTACTACTATACATATTAAAAGGATTTATACCAATAAAATAAATATAGGTGCCTTCTGATATTGCATTTGTTATCTGTCCTGTATAAATTAAAAAAGGTCGTTGACAAAATCTCACTATATCTACTTCATCAGGTGATCCATTTACCAAAGCATGATCTTTTTGAACACCAGCATCTTGTGAAATGGTCATAATATGTGCATTATTAACGTCTTCAGCTTGCAAAGCCCGCGTAGAACGCACAAATATAGGTTGAGGCGTTGTTATAGAATTTGGAATTGAATATCCAAATCTTTTCAAAATTTTTGCCGTTCCCATAACTGCTTGAGACACAGGTTTAACAAAAGATCCAATAACTGGAACAAAGTCCCAAAATGATACAAAATCTCCAACTGCACGAACATAATCACTAACAACAAAACCTTTTTTATTCTTCTCAACTTGTTCATTATCCATTTGGGCAACAGCTCGATTCACATAGCCAAAAGCCTTAGAATTAACAAATCTACAATAAGTATCTACATTAATTGTTGAGGCTACACCAATTGCTGATGATAATGGCACAGCAATCCAAGCCGTTACACCTGGTTGACATGCCCATGAATTCGTAGGTGTTTGACATAAAACTGTCATGTCCTGTATATTACGATAAGGTATTATAAAAGATAAAGTTTGAGGACCATTTGCGTCTATTTGATACCATTCAAAAGACGACACTGAACCCCAATGCTTATAAACTGCAGGTAAAATATCAGTTCCTGGATACACTCCATACATTAAACGTCCATAATGAAGTTTAGTTGTATTAATACGAATACTAACTTCAATATCCGCCTTAAATAATTGTATTTGCAATATTTTACTGTTTAAAACAGCATTATTCAATAATAAATGCCATGGTACAATAGAATACAATATACTATATTGAGCTGCCGAAGCAGACCAAGAAGTAGAATTAACTATATATGGCCGTTCCAAAAAAGAACTTAAATCAACAGGAATTGTAGCATTAAAAACACCATATTCATGCGGTATAATGTCTTTTTTAAGATAAGCATCCTGATCTTCAAAAGTTGTTATTTTCTCAACAACAATATGTCTCTCTTTACTCTCTTCCATTTGTCGATGTTCGACAATATCTTGATCCATTTGACAAATAATTTGTGTACTATAATATTCATTAGCAATATCCGTACAAGAATTATTACTAATATATATGTCTAGATTACCGAGATTACACTCCGGTCCACTTAAATGCAATAATTCAAAATTAACATACGCATCAGAATTAAGATCATCTAAATGTTTAGACCAAATACCAAAATTAGGATAATTAAGATTAAAAGCGTATTCATAACTAAATAAACGACTACCTTTAATACTATAAGTTTTACCCAATTCATTACAATACTCCAAAAAATATTTTCGAACATTATTAAAATGCTCTTTTCCATAATTAGCTAGTTCTTTTAAAACTGAATTAAATCGATTCAATTGATCTTCCATATTTTCTGGATCACTTTCTGACCAACGAGGAATTTCATTAATAACATCTAATTCCAAACATGCCTTATACAAACCATATTTATTATGTTTAACAAATTTTCGTTTCAAAAAAGATACTTCTTCCAATTCATAAAATTTTTTAAAAGTACCATCTTTATTAACACTTGTATATTCAAAACCCAGTAACTTAACATGATTAGCATAAGAATACATATTAAATTGATCCAAAATTTTATTAGATATAGCAAATAAATTATCATCACCATAATCCCAAGAAGAAACATCTTCATTAAAATGACAAAGATCTTTAAATGTCAAATATTTATAAGCATGTCGTTTAAGCATCATATTACAAATAACATTAAATATAGATGTTAACAAACATCCAGACGGATTGCCTTGTTTAAACAAAATTGCCATAACATCTACAATATGATAACGATTAACACAAGTCAACATGAAAACACGTCTTACATTAGCATTAATTTCACCATCATCATAAAATTCATTTGCAATATCGGCAACCATCAATGCTATCTGCTGAGAGATAGAAGCATCATAATTTTTATAATCTCCATTACCAAATTTATTATTAACCTTTAATAAACGTTTGATATTATAAGTCCATGAATAACTATTTGCATTTACACCAATTGCACATTCACCATAAGACGAACTTAAATGAAAGTGAGCAACAAATTCACCAAAATACATGCGCATGGCAATTGTTAAATCCATAGGACCTAATTGAAAAACTCGAGTCTTTCCATCTATTACTTTTTGTATTTCACGAGTTTCATCTTTAAGCTGATCAACAAAATATGTTTCTGCCATAATACCATAATGAGCCTTATTAATACGATCATTAATATTAATTAATAACTCATCTTTAGGATGATAAATATAACCTTTGCTAATATCTCCAGTAACATTAAACCATGGATGTTTACCATTAGTATTATCCATAAAAATATAAGGAAACCCCGGAGAAGTTTTTAAATCAAGTGGCTTCATACCAACAATACCATTAACAGCATCAAATAAAGTTAAAACTTTACGATTCCGCTGCATATAAATAGATGGCCACTCTTTAATTGTTTGAACTATATGATTAGTGATATCTAAATAATCAGCATTACTAATCATACTAGAATAACATAACATTTTTGCCATACCTTTTAAAAAAGGAGATATAACAACACCATCTTTTAAAAAAGGGACCAAAGCAGCTGGTTGAAATTTATGTGGACCAAAATCTTTTTCCATAATATCATAAACTAAAGATTTAGATATACAACTTTTACGAGGTAACATAGTTTTGATTTTTTTATGTTTACCTTTAAAAAACACACTATTCATCTCACCACAAATTTCAAAACCTAAATCCTTTAAAGGATGAAATAAACGAGATGTACTATCCATTTGCATATTAACATACTTACAACCATCATCCATAACAATATTCTTCTCAGTTCCATTAAAATAATCGAAGGCATCCATAAGATCTTCTTGATAAATTGGAATGGAAATACCAACAGCATCTGTAGTTAAACCTGCAGTATGCATGCCAAAAATACGTCTACAATTTAATTTAGTATCCGTATGTATAGCCAACATACCACAATCACCGCCGACAGTCATACACTCATAATAAACCCATGACAACGGAACATTATAATCCCGTGATTTAATTACACCATCAAAAAATGGCTCTATCTTTTCTTCACTTGAATATATAGTTTTTTGCAATTCAGCGCGTGATACAGTTACAGACATAGGAGTGAAACAAGTTTTACTAGCTGAAGTTACTTTAGCACGCAAACCATATAAATAACACGCATGAGTTAGAAAATTATCTTCTTCTTTAACAAAAAATTTTGTAAGATTACGCATACCAACAAGCCCACGTATTTTAACAAATAAAAGATCTTCAGTATGAATAAAATCTGGCTTATACAATTGACAATTATCCTTATACAAAATAGTTGTATTCTGCCCTGAAGCCCATTTAAAATGCAAATTTAATTTACATTTTTTATCTTTATAAAATTCGCACATATCTTCATAACGATCCCAAAAATGACGAGGCAACATAAATACTGAACCAAAAACACAAACTGAATGCATATAAACATTTAAGTCGGTTAAAGTTTCTGGTTTATCATCATATTGCACAGTTAAATAAAATGTAGCAAAATGGCTATAAAATATACTTTCAATATCAACATTTTGTTGATCATACATTTGCATAATACCACCAGATAATAATTTATCATTAGGTTTTCGAACACGACGAACACGCTCTTTAACCTTTTGATTACTACCCTCGGCACTCTGTGAACCATATGATACAACATTATCTTTCTTTTTAAATAAACTAATAAGGGATGTTAATGCATATGTAATAACTGTAGATGCCAACATAACTTCCGCAATTTCTAACAAAGGAAAACGAATTTTAATCTTTTGATATTCTTCCATAAAATCAAACCACTTATTTTTACATTTTAAAGCAAAAGCTTTTAATCTATTTGGATGTTTTTGAAAATATTTATTCAAAACATCGTTAAATTGCATATCTAAGTGATTATAATTAAACGGATTTCGATCTTGCATCAAATCACATTCATAACATTTATGCATAGCAATCCATTTATCAAACATATATCGTAAATCCATATCTAAATCATAATAATTCTTTTCAAAAATTTGATCAATATAACGATTTAAATATCGACGACATTCACAATTTTCATAAAATTGAACAACTTCATTAGCATCATAATAAACTTCACTAGCAAATTGATTAGAAATCAATTCTTTAATAAAATTAGGAATTTTAACAATACCCTCAAACATTTGTGTTTTCCATGTTTGTTCAAAACATTTATATAATTGATCTTTAAATTGATTCTGATCAGTACAATATGCTTGGGCACTATTTAAAATATATTCAACGCCTTCATCAAAAGCAAAATTAAATAACAACTCACCAGATAATGGTTCAGTAAACTTTAAATTATACATATCTTTTGGATATATAGGTAAAAATTTTGAACAATTTAATAAATCATTTGCTTCAGATTTCGCAAAAATAAAATTTGGTAAACCGTTATTATAAGCATACTTATCATTTAAAATTAATTCAACTACTACATTACGTCTAGCAAATATATGATCACCATTTGACCAACATTTATTTTTAACCCATGACATATTCACTATATCAGATTGAGCATTACTTATAACAATACGAGAAGTACAATAAACTTGACCCTTATTATCAAATGCAATATTTAAACTATACGGATTATCATCAATAATTTGTGTTAATTCAGTTAAAGCCAAATTTAAAGTTTCATCATCTTGTACATTCTGCATAATATCATTATACTGAATCATCAACTGACCCTTATAAGTATCCCAATATTTATCACCCATATTACGATAATATGAATAATTATGTGGTTCTTGATATTCATCAATTAATTTTAAACGTTGTGCTAATAAATTAGCTATGAACGGTTGAAACATTGCAGATTTACCTATTCGAGGTTTACCATGAATATATAGCCAAAAAGGCTTATTACGTCTTGCACTAGAACCACCCAATACATGTATTGGTATTTGTTTAATAATTTTATCCAATGTATTAATCATAATACGTAAATAAGGAAAAATTTTACATCTCTCTAAACTTGAATATTTCAAAGTTTTACGATACAATTTATTTTCTTCATCAACTAAATCTTTATATAATCTACCCAAAATTTGAGCATGATTTGTATTAAACATAGATGAATTAAAATAATCTTTATTCACAACATCATTATATTGATCAATTAAATTTTCAATTCTACTATCTTTAAATAAAGTAGGAAAATAACCATAATATTTAACAATTTTATCTCCTATGATTTCAATCAATTTTTCAACCATTTTTAAAACATATTCGTAAATTGTAGAACTGTTTTTAATATAATCCGAAACTAATTTAAGTTTCTTACCACTAATATTCAACGTATTAAACATATTATCATCCATACCTTTAAATAAACTTCCACAAATACCAACAGTCAATTTAAAAAAACTACTAATTAGATTTTCATTATCAGCTTCGGCTTGCGTGTTATATACAGTAAATTTATTTATCATGCCTTGTATAGCTCGAATCAGGATTTGGAAAAAATCTCCAAACTTGCTAATGACATCATTAGGCAACATGAGAATAAAAATAGATGTAATATGTTTAATATCATTTATTTTAAGATCATATATCAAAAAAATAGCAGAACACAACTTTACCATAAAAATCACTAATGGTTTCCACGTTAATCCAGTTGAAATCTTATCGGCAATTCCTGATACATAATTAGATGAATTATTTAATTTTTCTATAAACTCAAATAATGGATCAATTTTAGAATCAACCTTATCAACTAAATGATTAATTTTACCAAAGGTTTGACTTATACCAAAAATTTGAGCTTTAAATTTAATTTTACTATTTAAATTTAAATCAATATCAATATTTAAATATTTACATAAGGACAATAATTTACGAATATCAGAATTAGAATTATGTAACAAAGTCATATTCCATTTATTCTTTAATAAAAATTTTACATCAGTACACAACTTATGTTGCGCTCCTTTACGTAAACGATTATTATAGATAATAAATGGATTAATAACTAACCAATTAGAAACTACAAAATCATTTGCGAACAATTCTTTTTGATTCACAAACTTTTTAAAAATGCTTTGTTTATAATTATCTATATTAATTTGCACGGGTTTAACACTACTTTGATGTTCACCAATAATGGTAAACTTACAAATAATATTAAACAATCGACATTTATCAATAAAAAATTTCAAAGAACGATCACCATAATCTAAAACATCAGTTTCAGCTGGCATATACATTTTTAAAAATTCTTTCTTAATAATTTCATTATCTAAACTTTCAAAGAAATTTACAAAGAAGTCATAATCTTCTTTTTTACGAGTTAAAGAATAATATATTTTCTGATCATAATCACAATACATACTTTGCATCTCTTCTAGATTAAAACAACTTTGATTTTGCTGATCAACAACAGTCTGTTTTGACATAACAGCAAACTTTTTCTTTAAAAAAGACATAATTTATTAATACAGCCTAATACCGAACCGATAGCATTTACGACGACAGGTCTATCTCCCACCGCACAACCTTTATATTATAATTCCCGACAAGGTTCAATATAACACAAGGATAGCTCTAAGCTTATTAGACATCAGCTGAATAGATTCGGCACACTTAAAACTCTGACACAAGGACGATATGTAAGTCACTAAAGACTTTAATCATCATTAAAAGTGTTAACTGGAGAACAAATACTACACTAATTAGAATTTTCACATCTACTATAATTCTCCTTACTATAGACGATTTCTAATTAGGATGCAAATTAATGCACAACAAGGGATCACTTTTATAAATTATTAAGTTTTTGTGCGGTTCAATTCAAAATTCAAATACATATAATCTCTAATACAATTAAATTTGAATCTCCGCCTCAAAAATCGAATATAAATAATCGCATTACTTAATTATTATAAAAGCTACTTCTTAGGAAACAAAGGTAAAAACAGGCCTAAACCAATAAATCAAACACCTCAATTTCAAATCTATAGGTAGTTACTCGCGACCTTCTCACACAATAAGCGAACAAATATAGTGATACTCCGTACATAACTCTTAAAAGTATAAAATGATATAGAACTCTACCATTCAAATATCAATATACTTTAGACGAAAAC